AAGCATAAGAAACACTTTCTTCCTATGTGTTTATTTAACCAACTTAAAGAAAAAGCTCTTTGTCATATAAATAATATATATGCTCAAGAGTGCGGGTTGTATAGTAATAAATATAAAATTGCTGGTCGAGCAGATTGTATTGCAAACTATAAGGGAAAGTTGTCAATTATTGACTTCAAGACCTCAACAAGAGAACGCACAGACGATTGGAATGAGAACTACTATATCCAAGGTTCGGCATATGCAGAAATGTTTGGTGAGAGAACAGGCATAAGGGTTACTCAGGTGGTAATTCTTGTTGTCACTGAAGATGGAACTGTGCAAGAGTTTGTAAAAGAGAAATATGATTATCTTCCTTTGCTCGTCGAAACTATTGCAGAATGGAGAAAGAAAAATGAAGTATTTATTAGCGATGATAACAATCGCCTTCCTAGTATACTCCCCTAATGCGGCATCAGCAGATACTAATAAAGTATGGACAAAGGGTGATACAATTGTAACAGTAACTATTTGTATGGGTGAAGAATCAATTTTGAAAATGGTGAAGGCTGATACAATAAGTGAAGAAGAAGTTCTTGCAAGAATGTATGCTCTTACAAGATTAAACCATTGTATAAGTCTTCCTACACCCCTACCATTTTATGTCAGGTCGCTTCTTGTAGAATATAAAGATTTTGCAGAGAGGGATAGTGTGGTGTTGTCCGTAGCAAAAGTAACTGAACCAGATGAACATGTTGGATTTGTTCTTGCTGAAGGAACATACAAAAATGACAAAGGTATTTGAAAAAAGGTATTGACAAATACATTCCCGTATGGTATAAATAAGGTACAGTTTGATGAAACAGATCGAACGGCAGACTGGACTTGGGGGCAGTACCCAACGCCTCCACCACAAGTACATTAAGGTGTATTTCTGTGGGGGCGAAACAGGATCGACAGGTGTTAAATAGAGAAGTGGAGAACTGTGGATTGACCGCCTTATAGGTCATTAAACTATACGCAAACGATAATTTCGTTTCATATGAGGACTATGCTCTAGCAGCTTAGTTTTTATGGGGTTCGGGAGGCACCTTGCAACAGAAGCCTCCCACCTATAACGGGTGATGCCGTAATACATCCGTGGGGGGTCACGGTTAGCCTCCCAACCTTACATAAAATTATAGAATGAGATCAAATAAAATGATGCAATTAAACACACCAAAAACATTTTGTATGAAGATTGAAAATATTGTGAAGGAGAAAAAAATAACCCACATGGATGCCGTCCTTTGGTATTGTCAAAAAGAAGGACTAGAACTAGAAGGCATCAATCCCCTAATTTCAAAAGCACTAAAAGAGAAGATTGAAGCTGATGCAAGAGAACTAAACTTTCTTCCCCGTCAAGCAAAATTACCTATATAAGTACTTGACATATTCAATAAACTGTAGTATTATAATATTATGTTAACTGTCGGGCATGACGACAGCAACCCTTGTAATGGAGACTTCAAATGGAAGTAACAGTACATTTAGATGGTGATCCCGCCATCCGTGAAGAAGGTTTCTTCGCCTCTCAGGTAGGCAACCTTCTTGATCGTATTCGTGGTTTAGAATTCGATAACGCCGAGTTGGTAAAAACCAATGAGGAACTGGGTGAGCGAATGCAGAAGCTTGCCACTCAACGCCCGTCAGGGTTTCGTCCTCGCCGCAACAACAAGCGGTAGGACATAGGAATGTGTGCCGGTGTAGCTCAACGGTAGAGCAATTGCTTTGTAAGCAATAGGTTGTGAGTTCGATTCTTACCACCGGCACCATTTTTTATGGAGTAGTCATGTTTAGTAGAATAAAAAAATGGTTAGATAAATATACAGAAAGTAAATCTAATTCGATTCCAAAATATTTGGGTGGTAAAAAATCTGGAGCAGAATTGAATAATATGAGAAGAGAAAAACAAGCAAAACATGAGGATTTGTTGAAGTGATGGATGTTACGTTAGTTGATAGCATGGGAACTGATTTGTCAGTGGTAAATGCTGCCCGTGTTTCTTTTGCAAAGGTGCATGATAATTTTGATAATGATAAAGACACTAAACTGATTAATTATCTCGCAAAGCATAATCATTGGAGTCCCTTTGGTCATGCGTCTTTGCAGTTTCATATTAAAGCTCCCATATTTGTTGCTAGGCAGTTGGTCAAGCATCAGATTGGACTAACATGGAATGAGGTGTCAAGGCGATATGTAGATGATGAACCAACTTTCTATTACCCTCTTATCTGGAGAGGTAAGGCAGATGACAAGAAGCAAGGGTCGTCAAGTGTAGAGATTGATATCAATCCTGCTGGTTCTAGTGGCCCTGCTATGGTGGATGCATACAAACAAGCAATGCAGAAATGTAAGTGGACCTATGAGGAGTTGCTAAGAAAGGGTGTGTGTCCAGAACAAGCTCGTATGGTCCTTCCACAGTCAATGAATACCGAATGGTACTGGAGTGGTACACTGTACGCATTTGCCCGTGTATGTAATCTACGATGTAAACCAGATGCACAGGTAGAGACACAAATGGTTGCTGACCAGATTGATAAGTTGTCAGCTGACACATTTCCTGTGAGTTGGGAAGCACTGCGGTCATGAGTAAAGCTGTTGTCATGGGAAACGGTGAATCTAGGTCTTGGTGCAACCCAAATACTAAATGGGTTGATGTTAGGACATGGGGATGTAATGCCGTTTACCGTGACGCAGCACCAGACAATCTTGTTGCTATGGACTATGGAATGCAACAAGAGATATACGATTCGGGTTATAAGGGAAAATGTTATTTCTCAAACTGGAGTGTTGTTCCAGCAGAAGTTGCTGACATGATGCTTATGGGATTTGATATACCAGACACATTTATTCATAGGAGTAAAAACAAAACTGGTCAGTGTGTGATATCTGGCAAAGACCCTGCAATGGTTCATGAGACTATTGAGTATATGATAAAGATGCATCCAAACTTAGATATGGATGATCTTAAACTCAAGATGGAAAAGGATATTGGAATCTGGATTACCTATGTAAATAAAAATGACAACATAGTGGATGTGGGTAATCCCAATCTATCAGCTGGTAATATGGCTTTGTTATGTGCGTGTCATGAACAGAATGCAGAAGAGATTTATATGTTAGGATTTGATTTGAGTGCATACGATGAACTAATTAATAACATATATAAAGGGACAGACAACTATTTGCCTGCCTCTGCGCTAGGGTTCAATTCTGTAAATTGGATGAACCAAATGACTGAACTTTTTGACAAGTATAAGGACAGAACTTTTTATTGGGTAGATTGCAAAGTAGAAGGCACTAACAGTTGGCATGGTTCAACTGTGCAAGACTACCATCTCAATGTAAAGTGCTTGTCGAAAGAAGAGTTCTGTAAAGAGTTACCACCTCAAACAATGGCCAGAAGATATTCCATTCGAGGTCATTGAACGATTATATATAAAGGAGTATTGACATTTCTACTACATCATGATACATTTAAACATACTTAAACATACGAAATATATTTACACATAAGGAGACTACAATGTCATTAGCTGCAATGAAGAAGCAGAATAGTTTGGATTCACTATTGGGTGCTGCCCAGAAAGAATCTGCTCCCCTAGAGAAGAAGTCTTACGTTGATGAACGTCTTTGGAAACCTACGATGGATAAGACCGGCAATGGTTATGCTGTCATTCGTTTCCTGCCCGCACCAGAGGGTGAAGACCTTCCTTGGGTAAAACTTTGGAACCACGCTTTCCAAGGGCCAACTGGTCAATGGTTTATTGAGAACTCATTGACTACGCTTGGTAACAACGATCCTGTGTCGGAGTATAACTCTAAACTCTGGAACTCTGGTATTGAGTCTGATAAGGAGATTGCTCGTAAGCAGAAGCGTAAGTTGCAATATTACTCAAACATCTATGTGGTGAGTGATGCATCAAATCCTCAGAACGAGGGTAAGGTCTTCCTCTATCGTTTTGGTAAGAAGATTTTTGATAAGGTGATGGAAGCAATGCAGCCTCCATTTCCTGATACTGATCCCATCAATCCTTTTGATTTTTGGGAAGGTGCGAACTTCAAGTTGAAGTTGCGTAAGGTAGATGGTTATTGGAATTATGACCTATCATCCTTTGATACTGCAACTCCACTACTTGATGGCGATGATGATGCATTGGAAGAAATGTATAGTAAGCAATATTCCCTTGCTGATTTTACTTCTCCTACCAACTTCAAGTCCTATGATGAGTTGAAGACACGTATGGATGCGGTTCTTTCTGGTACAGTTGTTGCAAACATGACCGTACAAACTCTTATGGAAAGTGAACCTACTGCGCCTGTTGCAGTAAACACCAAGCCTGCATCGCCTCCTAATGTGAGTGTTGATGATGATGATGACGCAATGTCATACTTTGAAAAACTCACAGAGGAGTAATAAAGAAGCCCCCACAGAAATGTGGGGGTTTTTTACATAAAGCCTGCATTAGTCATAGAACCAGCATATATGCCTGCCGAGCCTGATGGTTTTAATGATGGAGAGTTAGAAGTATTATTACTTGTAGGATTAGTATTATTAACCGTGGTTGGTGAAGATATTATGTTTGGTGGAGGAGCAGTTTTCTTTGCCGCAGCTTCA